AATCTATATAAAAAATCTATTGCAATGAAAAACGCAGGATATAGTAGTAGTGAAATAGCAGATAAATTAAGAGCAAATTTATAATAAAATGTCAATAAATTTTCAAGAAATCCTTAAAGAATTAGAATATCGTGTAGAACATGGTATTATTGATTTAACAAAGGAACAACAAGTTACAACATTAGCAGAAATTTTAAGAGAGAATGGTGTTTCTGATGCCAATGAAATGGCTCAGAAAGCTAGAGTATATTTTTCTTATATAAATGAAGCACCTAAAAAAGAACCATTAGATAAGGTATTAGCTAAATCTTTTAAAAACCCTGAAACCGGAAATGATGTAAGAGTTGCATCTGCATTAGGATATGATAGAAAAACCCAAGCATATAATATTGCAAAGGGAATGATGAAGAAGAGTGGGTATAGTGAGAAGGATGTTGATATGGTAGATACTACCGATGATGATGCAGAACAACCAATAAAAGGTAAAAGTGTATTTGGCAAAGGTAAAGGCGCTAATGTATTTGATAAAGGTACGCCAAAACAAACAAAATCAGGCAAATCATTCGTTCCTTCAAAAGAAGATATACAAAGAAAACAATTAGATGATAAAAAATTATTAGAAATTGTTAAATTTGGGTTAATACCTTCAGCTGAAAAGCAGTTAAAAGGAGCAGGTGTTTTTGACCCAACTGAAAAACAATTACTTGCACTAAAAGAAGTAACCGAAAAACAATTAAAAGACCCATCATATAGATTAGAATTACCTAAATACGAAGTATCAGAAGAACATATTGATAGAACGATTGAGGTAATGAAAAACGAATTAGGTAAAGATTTTAGTAAAGTTAAACAATCTATTACAAAAGCAGGTGGAGTTGCTTCAGAATTAACAACCGGTGAAGCAGGTGTTCAAAGATTTAGAGATATTGTTCAATTGTATCTAAGTAATGGTGGACGTAGTGTAGTAACAGGAGAGGTAGTTCCTTTCAATCAAATGCAATTAGACCATCATATTCCTTATTCAAATGCAGGTAAGATTGTTGCTGAAAAAAAGAAAAAAGGAATTAAAACAACTATATTGGCTGAGCAAGACCGTTTAGATAGTCCTGATAATTGGGACTTAATTGAAACCCCATTGAATCAATTAAAGAATTCATTAGAAGGTTCGGCATTATTAGATAGAGTGGTAAAGAAATTATCAGCTTCACCTGATGATAAAGAATTAGTTAGATTAAAAAATGAAATAGTTGCAATTAGACGAGAAAAATTACAAGAATATTTTATCAAATCAGTAGGAGCAGGCGATTTCTCTGGTATCAATGAAGATAGTTTGAAAAAAATGAATCCAGATGAGAGAATGGCTTTAATGAAAGCTTGGAATTTCTGGCATCCAAATATTATGGAATTCAATAGCATAATGAAATTAGACCCAACATACGAAAAGAAATTAAAAAAAATGGGCGTAAACCCACCACCACCTGATAATAAATTTCACATCGATAGGTATCAAGCGGGTAAAGGTGTAAGAGCTAGAGGAGTTAGGAGACCTGTTCCAGATGAGGTTAAAGTTGTAGCAACTACGATGGTTAAAGCTGGGGTTAAACTTCAAACTAAAAAAACTTTAGATGCTACAAATAGTATTTTAGATAGAGGCCGTAAGATGGTAGAAAAGGAAGCTGGAGTTAGGCAGCAACAAATAGACCTTATAAAAGCTAAACAAAAAGGTAAAAAATAATGAATACACAACTACTTTGCTTATTCACAACAAAGCAGGATTTAGATAATTCGGTTAGTTTTATATTGGGCAGTTATATTTTAACAAACCCAAATGTTTTTGTTTTAGAAAGTAAACTAAGACCAGAAGAAGCATTTATAACATTCAATGTAGGTAAGGGTTCTGCGCCAATTTCATCTGAATGGAAAACTATCTTAGTACATAGAAAGAAACAATCTAATACAATATACACTATTAACGCCTTAAACGAAGTAGTTAAATCCAAAACAGGTGGTATGTTGGATAATTCATTTCAAATTGATTGGGAAGAATTTAGAAATTGTATCTTAACAACTTCAAATACAGGGTACAAAAAAATATCTACAAAAGTTTTTAAAAGTTTTAATACAAACAATTTGGAATTCTAATATATTTTTCGTATATTTGAATATATGACAAAAAAGAAATTCCAACCAATTCAATTTCATACCGATAAACCCGATGATGTTTTTCAGCATCACGCATTAGATGTAGCCAAAGCTATTATATTAGGTATAGAGTATGGAATCTCTTCCAGAAAAAAGAAAGTAGAATTTGCACAGGTTATAATAAAGGAGTTTCTTGTAATCACTCTATCAGTCGATAGTAGAGAATTTTTAGATTTATTAGATGAGAATTTACAAATACTCGTAGAATATGAGGAGTACGAAATGTGCGCTTTAGCAGTTAAATTAAGAGATAAAATAAATAAAAAAAATGAAAAAGTTACTAAAAAAATTGGACTGGTGGTTTGATATCTATATTGTATGGTTTCTATACAATGGTAATAAAACCCATAGGTATTATGAGTATTTAGAAAAAAAGTGGAAAATTAAAAAATAAGTTATGGCACCGAAAAAAGTAGAAGGAGAATATTACATTGGAAATACGAGTTATTTAATAATGAAATCGAGTACAATTATTGAAATGCGAGACCAATTAAAATTAATAGTTGGTAGTGGCGAAAGTGTAAATTTAGATATAGCAATTAAAGCAGACTTTGATAATATACCACCCGAATATCATCAGTTATTTTGTCAAATGATGATGGTAAGATATGGTGGTATAGTAAATGTGTGGGATAATACGCAACCATTTGCAAAGCCGGATATTAAAAAGAAACGATGGTATCAATTTTGGAAAAATTAAAAATAAGTTATGAATAAAGAACAAACTGCAATTGAATATTGCGAAGCAACGTATCCACAAACCTGTGAAGAGTTTAAGAACATTTTAGATGAAATGTATATTACATTTTGTAAGAAACAAAGAAATTATGGACCTGGCAATATTTCGGTAGGAACGCCGTTAGAAACCAAAGAAGATGTTAAATTATCTCTAATCGGATTATGGTTTCGAATCAATGATAAAGTACAACGTTTGAAACAATTAGTGGTATTGGGGCAGCCCGATGAAGTAAGTGAACCTATACAAGATACATATGAGGATTTAGCTGTATATTCAGTAATTTCTTTATTAGTTAATAGGGGAAAGTGGGCAAAATAAACTTTAAAATATTTGGCAATAACAAAAAATAGTTGTATATTTGTTATAACAAAAGCCAAAAAGTTTATATTTAGATATAGGAATATATCGATATAAACCTCAACTTTAAACACAAATTTTTAAACTTTAAAACAAAAAAAGCAATGGACATTTCATTAGCATTAAAGAGATTTAGCTCTCTTCAAAACAACACAAAAAAGACTGACTCAATCTGGAAGCCAGCAAACGGAAAATCTCAAATCCGTTTAGTACCTTACAAATTCAATAAGGATATTCCTTTTATCGAATTGTATTTTCACTACAACATCAACAACAAAACTTATTTGAGTCCTATCTCATTTGGTAGACCTGACCCAATCGTAGAGTTTGCAGAAAAACTTAAACGTACAGGCGATACCGATGATTGGAAAGCAGGTAAGAAAATGGAGCCAAAATTAAGAACATTCGCACCAGTTATCGTAAGAGGTAAAGAAAACGAAGGTGTTAAGTTTTGGGGATTTGGTAAGACCGTTTATCAGGATATTTTAGGTTATATTGCAGACCCTGATTACGGAGATATTACTGACCCATTAAATGGTAGAGATATTGTATTAGATGTACAATCTGCTGAAGAATCAGGTACATCTTATCCAACAACTACAATTAGAGTTAAACCGGCAATAAGTAAATTGCATGAAGATTCTGCGACTATTCAAAACTTATTGGAGAATCAAAAAGAAATTACTGAATTATATTCGGAATTATCTTACGCAGAATTAAAAACAATTTTAGAAAATTGGTTAAACCCATCAGCTAGTTCAACGGGAGATGATGATATCATTGATGAATTGGAAGCACCAAAGCAACCAGTTTCATCTACTCCGAGAGTAGCAACTCCAAAACAATCTGAAGTTTCAATTGATTTGGGTGGAACATCTGATATTAGTGGTGACTTACCTTGGGAAAAGGAAGAAGCTCCTAAAGCTCCAAAAGCAAAAGATGATGTAGCATCGGCATTCGATGATTTATTTAACAACTAATTTAAAAAGTTACAATGGCAAAAAGAGAAGAAGATTTAGCGAGCATTCTCGCTGACACTCTCAACAAACAAAATAAGGATGGTAAGATTGCATACTTCCTAACAGATGAAGGAGGCGACGCCCCTACAAATGTTAAAGATTGGGTTTCTACTGGAAACGCAATGTTGGATGTAGCAATATCAAACCGCCCTTATGGTGGATTGCCAGTTGGACGTATTACTGAGATTACGGGTTTAGAGCAGAGCGGAAAATCTCTGCTCTCCGCCCATCTCCTTGCTGAAACACAACGTAAAGGTGGTGTTGCAGTAATGATTGATACCGAGACCGCAGTTAGTAGAGAGTTTTTGGAAGCAATTGGAGTAGATATCTCAAAACTCCTATATGTTTCAGTTGATACCGTTGAAGGTATTTTTGAAGCATGTGAAACAATTATTGAGAAAGTAAGAACAGGCGATAAAGATAGATTAGTTACAATCGTAGTCGATTCAGTAGCAGCAGCATCAACACATAAAGAGCTAGAAGCCGATTATGGTAAAGATGGTTACGCAACTGATAAAGCTATTATCATTTCAAAAGCAATGAGAAAGATTACCAATATGATTGGTAGACAATCCATCGCTTTAATATTCACAAATCAGTTAAGACAGAAGATGAACGCAATGTTTGGTGACCCTTGGACAACCTCAGGTGGTAAAGCACTTGCATTCCATGCTTCAGTTAGATTGAGATTAAAGAATATGGGACAACTTAAAGCCGGTGATAGAATCGTTGGTATTAAAGTTAGAACACAGGTTATTAAAAATCGTATGGGCCCACCATTACGACACGCAGATTTTGATATTTTCTTTGACAGAGGTATTGATAACTACGGAGGTTGGTTAGCAGTTATGAAAGATGCTAAACTTCTAAAGCAAGCAGGAGCTTGGTACGAATATACTGATATAGATACAGGTGAAATAATGAAATTCCAATCTAAAGACTTTGCGAAGTTATTAGAAAACGAAGAACTAAAAGACCAAATCTATCGTAGGATTTGTGAGGCAACAATATTATTATACAAAAATTCGGCAACGGATGAAGTTGAACTAACAACGGACGAAGCAAATGAGTCAGATTAATAAGAAGTATTTAGATATACTAAAACAAATAGATGAAGAACATAAGGGGTTTGGTGATTTACATCGTAATTCTAAAACCTTAGTTATTGATGGTCTTAATACCTTCATTCGTTCTTGGTCAACCGCACCTAATCTCAATGAGAATGGTGACCATATTGGAGGCATAGTCGGTACTTTAAAAAGTATCGGCTTCGCTATCCGAACATTAAATCCAACCAGAGTTATCGTAGTATTTGATGGTAAAGGTGGAAACAAAAGCAGACAAGATATATATTCGGGCTACAAATCCGAAAGAGGTAAGAACAAAATCAAAATGAGATTGAATCGTGCCGCTTCCGTTGAGATGAATCCTGAAGAAGAAAGCGCATCTATGAAACGTCAAATGACTGGATTAGGTGAGTTATTATCAGCTCTACCTGTTTCTATTATGATTTACGATGGGATTGAAGCAGATGATGTTATGGCATATATTGCTACTCAATTAAAGAAAGAAAATGAAAAGGTTATTATAATGAGTACTGATAAGGACTTCTTACAATTAGTAAACAAAGATGTGAGTGTATATTCGCCATCTAAAAAGAAAGTTTACAATATTGATGAGGTTAAGGAAGAGTTTGGTATCCATCCACATAACTTTATTAATTTCAGAATGATTGATGGTGATAAATCAGATAATGTAGAGGGTATACCGGGTTTAGGATTAAAAACAATCATTAAATCTTTCCCTTTATTAACTGATGAGGAAGTACACACTATCGAATCTATGTTAGAGTTTATTAAAATTCAACCTAAAAAAACAAAAGCTCACGAATTATTTGAAAATAATTTGGCAATCTTAGAAAGAAATCGTAAATTGATGCAACTATCGGAGCCGGAGTTTAGTGGTAATCTTAGAATGAAGATTATTGATAGATTTGAAGAGCCAGCACCTAAATTTGATAAGCAAGGGTTTTTAAAAGTAGGATTAAAAACACATATATTGGATTCATTTCCAAATGTATTAGATTGGTTACAATCAACATTTTCACATATAGGTAAATTTCAAAAATAAAACAAAGTTATGACGCAAGACAAATTAGCAAAACCATTAGGAGATAGAGTCCTATTGAGTGAAATCGAAGTACAAGAACAAAAAATCGGAGGTATCATTATACCCGATAGTGTAAAATTAGAAGATGTTAAAAGAGCCATCGTTGAATCGGTAGGACCTGGTATCTATACACAAAGTGGAACATTGATTCCAATGAATGTAGAAGTTGGTGATGAAGTAATTCTTCCACCATATCATCAAGGACAAGATGTTAAATTGGGTGGTAAGAAATACCTTTTATTAAGAGAATCAGAAATCTTAATGGTATTAAAATAATTTTTAAATTAAAACATGGACAAAAAGTATGAAGTGTATTAAATGTATTAAAGTAGCCAAAGGTTACGAAATTGATGAAATCCGTAGAGTAAGTGATGAAGATGCGGATGATAGAGTAAAAGGTGGTTATTGGAAGTTTATTCCAAAATCAGAATGGAAATTGGCAACTCGTAAAACAAAGAGTGTGCAAGTTATTGAACAACCCACCGAAGAAATAGCTGAGTTATCAATCGAAGAAAAAAAATTAGCAAGAAAGAAAAAAAATAAATAATGGAAGTAGTAGATACACTAGTCAAATATGGCCAATCGTATCAATCTAAAGTAGTTGCTTCCCTTATAACGGATGTAAAGTTTCTTGAACAGGTAACTGAAATCACCAAACCAGCATTTTTTGAATCTCAAGCAAACCAATGGATTATACAAGAAGTACAAGATTACTTCAATGAATTTCGTGCAGTTCCTACAATGGAAGTGTTCAAAATCAAAGTTGGAAACGTTGAAGATAAAGCTCTAAAGCAAACTGTAATTGAACAATTAAAAAATGTTTATACACAAGTTGGAGCCGATGATTTAGCATATGTTAAGAAAGAATACCTAACATTTTGTAAAAACCAAAAGGTTAAAGATGCACTTTTAAAATCAGTAGATTTATTAAAAGCAGGAAATTACGATAAAATTATAGATACAATGATGGCTGCATCCAAAGTGGGTGTAGAATCTGATTTGGGTTTAGATTATATTGAAAATTTTGAATCTATATTAGAAGATGTTAAAAGAGATTCTTGTTCTACGGGATGGGATGTTATTGATGAACTAATGGATGGTGGTTTAGGCCCCGGCGAATTAGGAGTTGTAATGGCACCATCTGGTATTGGTAAGAGTTGGTTTTTATCTAAGATAGCTTGTTCAGCATTACAAAATGGTTTAGATGTTTTACATTATACTTTGGAATTATCTGAAAGTTATGTAGGACAGAGATATACTACAATTCTTACCAATATTGGTACGGCTGACCAAAAGATGAGAAAGGATGAAATCATTCGTAAAATCAAACAAGTTCCAGGCAGAGTTCGTATTAAGTATTATCCACCACAATTCGCATCAGCTAAAACAATAGCAGCTCACGTTGAAAAAGTAAGACAAATCGGATTCAATCCAAAACTTATCATTATTGATTACGCTGATTTATTAAAAAGTGGTAATGGTAATAGAGATGGGTTATACGCTGAGTTGGGTGGTATATATGAAGAACTTAGAGGATTGAGTGGTGAAACCCAAATACCAATTTGGACAGCAACACAAACTAATAGAGCAGCAATTGACCATGAAGTAATTGGGGCTGACTCCGTAGGGGATTCATATAAGAAAGTTCAGACAGCTGATTTTATAATGAGTGTAAGTAGAAAAGTAAAAGATAAATTATCAAATACAGGTCGTATTCACATTGTAAAGAATCGTTTTGGACCAGATGGTATGACATTCCCTGCAAAGATTGATACATTCACAGGTATTATAGATGTGTTCGCAGCAACTTCAATTGATGGTATGGCATCCACAAAAGATAGTAAGAATGGTGAGGGATTGGAGAAAAAATTATTACACAAAAAGTATGTTGAAAATATGGGATAATTCTATAAAATTTTCTAAAGAAATAGAAGAATTTATAAATGGATAAGATAGTTATATCTACACTTCAAACATAACAAAAAGAAAATATGAGCAAATTATTTACGAATAGAATCGCCTATAAACCATTTGAATACCCAGACTATTATAATGAAGGTTGGTTGAAACAAATGCAGGCATTTTGGTTACATACTGAAATCCCTATGCAAGGCGATGTGAAGGATTGGAATGAGAATTTAACAGAAGAAGAAAAACATTTAGTTGGTAATATCCTTTTAGGTTTCGCTCAAACCGAATGTGCCGTATCGGACTATTGGACTGGTATGGTTACAAAATGGTTTCCAAAGCATGAGATTAGACAGATGGCAATGGCATTTGGTTCACAAGAAACAATCCATTCAGTTGCCTACTCATATTTAAATGAAACATTGGGATTAGATGACTTCGCAGGATTTATGCATGATGAGGTTATGAAGGAAAGATTTGAATTACTAACAAACACAACTGCAGATTGGTCACCTAAAGATTTACAAACAAATCATAAAGCTAGAGTTGAGGTTGCTCGTTCA